AGAACATCAAGACTAAATCTCCGTATATCTTTACCTACAAAGACGGTCGTAAGGTAATTAAAAATAAGTGGATCGACCACAAGGATACGAAGGTTATACGGATGGTGTTCCGGGAGGTGCCTTACAAACTTGATGGCATGGGCTTTAAGCCGCTACCTAAAAGCAAGACTAAGAAACACACGGATGAGAAGCCGTTTTGGGCTGTTGATAAGGGTACTCTCTCGCAGTTAAAGACTCATACCCATGCACAGAAGGCTGTTATTAAGCTGCTCCTTAAACGATCAGCAATATATAAGGTACGAACTACGTTTGCTAATGATGAGACAGGGACGGGCCTTAACAACAAGGTAGCGATGGACGGGAGGCTACACACCAACTACAATCAAACTGTTACGGCAACGGGTAGGCTATCAAGTTCAGATCCTAACAGCCAGAATCTACCAAGAGGTAACACAAGTCCAATTAAGCGGTGTATCATTCCGACACTCGATGGGATAATGAACGCGGATCTTAGCCAGATTGAGTGGCGTGTACCAGCACAGCTAAGTCATGACCAAACTATGATCCACGAAATTAATAGTGGGATTGACCAGCACGTTAAGGCTTGTACAGATCTTATGAAGCTACCGTTTATATCTAAATCGGATCCACATTCCAAGCGTAACAGGAATCACGCAAAGACGTTTAACTTTCGTATGATTTACGGTGGAACTGAATACGGATTCTTCAAAGATCCGAACATGCCGTCCTTCGATCTTAAGAAGTGGGGGCAAATTATCCGGTCCTTCTTTAAGAAATATGCTGGACTTGAGAGATGGCACAAGAGAAACATCAAGCACGTTATACAGGGCGATGGTACATTTGTGTTGCCTACTGGTAGACGCTTCCTATTTAAACCGACTGGTTGGGGAGGTAAGTATAATGAACGGGAGATTAAGAACTATCCGGTGCAAGGTATGGCAGGAGGTGACATCCTTCCGTTAGCCGCTGTAATTATACGAAAGAAAATGCGTCGCCGAAAATTTAAATCTAAAATGATTCTAACTGTGCACGATTCTATCGTGTTTGATTATCTTGAAAGCGAAAAGAACGACCTAGCCAAGCTTTGTTTACAAGTGTTTAGTGATTTACCTAAATACATTAGGCAATATTGGGGCATTAATTGGATCGTTAATTTAGAAGGTGAAACAGAAATAGGAGAAAATTATGGAAGTCAGACTGAATATCACCCGATATGATGATCATGTTGTTGATGAGCCTGTTAGGTATACTGACTTACGGACTCGACCAGATTGTCAAGAATATTGGGAGGGACACTACGTTGAAATAAACGGGGAGAGGTACATTAAGCAAGAGACTGCCGATAGAATTATTCTGGAGAACCACGATCTCAGAGAGACCTTGTATATGCAAGAGGCAGAAGAAACACAACACGCATTTGATTTGTTTGCACGAGGTGTTGGGCAAGGGACCTATGATACTAAACGAGTGGTCAGCTACACGGCAGGGGTACTAAAGACAACTGAACGCGAGGTATATAAACTTCTGTATAAACACATGGAGATTATGCTTGATATAGATTTTGACGAGTGTCCATCTGGTAAATCTAAGCTCAACTGGATATGGGAACACGGGTGGCTTCCGCACGTGAACGTATACTTACATGCTATTTGTGATCTGGCTCGATTCTTTCGACATCGTGCACCAACTGAATGGGACGACTTATTAGTAAAATTAATGGGACCTCATCCAGCGACCACCAAACGAGCAGCACGAAGCCCGCTATCAGTGGCAACGTGTACAAAACCATAAACCTGTACTATATTAATCTACGGAGGGAGTGATGCACAAGAACAGAAACGGCTTTAGAGATGGCGTCTTTCAAAAGATGCCGTGGTCAGCGCGGAAAAAATGGAGGTTGTACCGTTACCGCGACTCCATGTTTGGTATATCTCCAGCTGTGTCTGGCCGCAGTGAAGGAGTCAATCATTCAGTACCATTTAATTTAAACCCTTGGGGAGGTAGCACATTGAAAATTAAGTTCGATCGTTACGAAGTTAAGGAACAAACTAGCGCCAAATCTAACAAACCCTATAAGATGTGCCACGTACACGGTGTAGCTGTTGGGGGCAAGTTGGATGGGCAAGATTACACAACCAAGTTCTTTGGTAATAATAAAGAACTGTTAGGACAAGTGGAAGGACTTATACCGGGAGAGATTGTTGATGTAGAGATGAAAAAGAACGGCCAATACTGGAACCCTGTTGGTTTTAAGGGAGAGGGTATTCCTGCGGCCGGAGGTGCCACTGGAGGATCAGGTGCTGTAGCTATGGTCGAAAATCCTCGACTTACTAATCTCAAGATAGCTATTGACATCTTGGGATCTATTGGTACAGATCAGGAACCCTTCGACTATATCCAAGACGCCGCAGGCGTAGCCGATCTTATCCAGCACTACGTAGACGAGACAGGAGCCTTTCAGTTCGCTAATACTACGGATGAAATTCCGGGAGACGATGAGGACGATTAAGGGTTAATGGGAGTCTGTTGGAATGGTATACATCTCGTGTTTAAACCGCGAGGCCCGATAAGGGATTAAGGGTTCGACTCCCTTGGCTCCCACCACAATAGCATGGCCGTCTGATGGAAACTGGTATACATACGTGGCTTAGACCCACGGTTTTCCGAGTTCGAATCTCGGGGCGGCTACCAATTAGTGCGGGGTAGAGTAGTGGTTACTCATGAGTCTCATACGCTCACCACGCGGGTTCGAATCCCGCCCCCGCCTCCACAACTAAAGGAGGTGTCTACAGTGTATCCTAATCGTACCCTTTGTCAAGTCCTAGAAGAACTGCGATCGTGTTACGAAACACGTAACTTCGCGTCCTTTCTAGGGCTTATTGAGGAAGTACAAAGCATGGCTAATCGGATGGAGTCCGCACTACAAGACCAACGAGATATTAATGCTCTAACTGATCGTAGAGCAAAACTGTACGACGAGGTAGAGGCTCTTAAAAAGGAACGTAAAACATTACGACCCGACGCTGGTGAAATCGAGTGGGTCGAAGACTGGGAGGAGGACTAATATCAATGGCTTTTCCAAAGGCATCAGAAGCCCGTAAACTATCGGAAGTACCCGCTAAGATGCGTCAGTTAGGAGATAACATTCGCTCAGACGCGACTATCGGTAAGACAGAACTCACACTTAACATGGTTCTTCCAGGACACATTGTGGAAAAGATTGAGGACTATGGTTACGCTGTATTCATAGATCTTAATCATAATACCACAACTATTAATTGGGAGGTGTAACGTGTTTAAGAAACTAACAGCTATACTTTTAGGAGTAATGATGTTAGCTGCCCCTGCTTTGGCTGTTGACCAATGGCACACAGCAAATGGAGTGACAGTTAAATGGGATCCAGTAACGGCCTACTGTTGCGATGATCCTCCTGTATCTATTAACGAAACCGAGACTATTACCTATCGTGTTTATCGTGCCGATATGAATAAGGGTAACATGGAAGTCGTGTGGGAGGGTACAGATGTATCGTGCTATATTATCCTATCGAGGCCGGGAAGACACTTGATAGGGGTTGATGCACGTATCGTAGCAGAGGGGATTGACTTCGCACCGTCTGCTATAGCGTGGTCTGATGACCCCGCAGTAGTAGATCCGACTGCAGGAACATTTGCCGTTCTTTATTTTGGCAGACCTAATCCACCTATTAATCTAAGTAAGTAACTATTAGGGGTGTAGCACAGTAGGTTAGTGCGCGTGGCCTTGGCCCACGTGACCTAGGTTCAAATCCTAGCGCCCCTTCCATCCCAATAGCCGGTGTAGTCTAACGGTAGGGCTGCGGTCTTGTAAACCGCTTATCGGGGTTCGATTCCTCGCACCGGCTCCACTCACACACTAAAGGAGATATTTATGGCAAGATTATCAGATGAGCAGCAGAAACGACGGGAAAGATACCAAGCTAATAAAGAGGAGATCATTAAGAAGCAACTCGCCTACTATGCTCGAAAGAGATCGGAACGTCAGGAATATCAACGTACCTATAACGCGGCGAGACGACGCGCTGTAGCAGAAGTTAGACTATTGGTGGATGAGAACGGTACTGTTCTTCGTTCGTACTCTAAATCTATTAAGAAGGGATAATAATATTGATTAGAACAGCACTAATATACGATGTCCATTGTCCATTTCATAATAAGCCTGCGTATGAACTGGCGCTGGATTATCTCCTTAGTCTAAAGCCTCGCGTAAACCAAGTTATTCTTGGTGGAGACTTTGTAGATTTTCACAAGATTTCTTTTTGGAAGAACGCAGTGCGAATGAGTTTCGAAGAAGAGGTTATGGAGTGTCGGCAAGAACTCAAGAAACTTAAGCAACGCTTCTATCGTCGAGACATTATTTATCTTGAGGGAAATCATGAACAAAGGCTACACAAATACAACATTGAAAAGAATGAAGACTTGGCATACCGAAATGGTATTCAAGATGTGCTTGGACTCAAGAAACGAAGAATTACTTATGTATCTAATATCGATCGGATGTGTGCCGGTAAAGCACCGTTGCGATTGGGCAAGCTTTATGTTCTACATGGACACGAGAAAAAAGTGTCCTTTGGGGCCATCAACCTCGCCCGCCTTTACTATACTCGATCTAAAACCAACGTCATCGCTGGACACCACCATAAAAGTGATTACACCCTAGTAAAGAAACTTGATGGTAAACACGAAGGTGCGTGGACGGTAGGCACTCTAGGACAATTAAGTGAACCTTATCAACCTATCAATGATTGGAACTGGGGCTTTGCTTTTGTCGATCACGATGAAGTAACTGGTGATTTTGAAGTTCACAATAAAATTATTCTCCCTGCGAGTGATGGAAAGTTGAGGGTTGTAAATGGATAGCTATCAGACGTACATGCGATCTATACAGAAGTACCCAACGTATTCGCACGCTAACAGCACACAGCATTACGAAACAATAGAGCAAGAGTATGATTCACTTATTCACGGTAATCTTAAACTAGTAGCTAAGATCGCCAGTGAGCATGCTAACTTGTGGCCTTCCTTTGATATTATGGATTTAATCCAAGAAGGTAACATGGCGTTAGTGAAATGTGTAAAGAGCTATAAGAAAGAGCGTGGTTCTTTCCCTACTTTTCTTGGCTTTTGTGTTCGTGTTGCTATAATGCGTTACATTAAAGATAATACAGGGGCGCTGCGGCTCTATAAAACAAAGAGCCAACGTACTATCTTTAATAATCTAACTACTATCTATTCTAAGTACAAGGAGTCTGGCTCATCACTATCGGAATTAGCTGATGAGTTCGATGTAACTGTACCTGATCTAGAACTTATCTTAGGAACATACAACCCAGTAGATATTGAATCTATTAAGATAGATAGTCCTGAAGATAAGATGATTGTAGATGAAGACGTTATGGTAATACGTACCAGGATTAGTGATTTCAGGGATACACTAACACGCGCGCAGAAGGAGGTGTTTGATAGAACTATGTATACTGGTACGGAATCCCTACAGTCATGTAGTGTTTCAATGGGTACAAGTAGGGCTGCAGTGTGGAACATCAAAAGGCGTATCCTAAAGAAAGCTGTAGACTTCTTTACTACTGCTGACCTTAAGCGGATACAAACTGGGGAGGTAGACTAATCGACCAGATTGAAAAAGATATTCTAAAGTGGTATAACAATAATACATATAGTAGACTTGGTAATGATCTCAGTGTAACCGAGCTACTTCGTTCCCCAAGAATCAATCACCTAACGAATCGTTATCGCAAGCGCGTAAATAAAGATAGCATGGATCAAATTATTGCCGCGCTTAAAGGTAACGGTGTTCACGATCAACTACAGAAATACCTTAGACAAGAGAACCTTGTGTCTGGTAAGTGGATGATAGAAAGGAGGTTGTGTACTGTAATTGAAGGGCTTCGTGTTTCTGGTAGATTTGATGCTATGTACAATATGGAAGACCTGTACGATATTAAAACTACTAAGGTCTATAAGATTTTAAAAGGAGACTATAGCGAGTGGGAAGCGCAGCTAAACGCCTACGATTGGATGCTCTACAAAGATGGTATCGAGATCAAGAATTTAAAAATTTATGCTTCGATATCGGATTGGAACAGGGGAGATACATGGCAGTCGGGGTATCCAAAAAGTCAACTCTTCACTATTACCATTCCAAGATGGGATAGGACTAAACAGGAGGCATGGATAACGGATAAAGTACGATTGTGGAAATCTACCCAGCACCTTCCGGATGACAAGCTTCCTCTTTGTACTAAGGAAGAGCGATGGGCAAACGCTACCATCTATAAGCTATTTCGTACACCGTCATTAAAGAAAGCTAATAAGACCTTTCCTATTAAATCTAGGGCCGAGGCTTACATGAACGCGTGTAAGAAAAAGGAACCAGCTAAATGGAAAGACGCCCTCATTCGTGAAGAAACTGCAAACGAATGGCGTCGATGTGGATGGTGTGACGCTGCGGATTACTGCAATCAATTTCAACAGAAACTGGAACCGTAATATGAATGTATTAGTTGCTTGCGAATATAGCGGAAGGGTCCGAGAAGCTTTTAGAAAGAAAGGACACAGAGCGTGGAGTTGTGACTTACTTCCTACTGAGCAAGGGATACATCACTTTCAAGCGGACGTTTTCTCAATACTGAATAAATTTAGTTGGGATCTTATGATAGCCCATCCACCATGTACAGCACTCTGTGTTAGTGGCAATAGATGGTACGCTAATACACAAGACAGAATAGATGCAATCCATTTTGTAGAGCGTCTGTGGAATTGTGGTATACCTAAAGTCTGTATTGAGAACCCTGTTGGTGTTCTATCAACTCAATCAATGCTTGGCAAAGCAACGCAGTATATTCAACCTTGGCAATTTGGACATGGTGAAACTAAAAAGACGGGGCTATGGCTTGATGGCCTAGCCCCTCTACAACCTACAAACATAGTCAATGGTCGCGATAACCGGATCCACCGCATGGCTCCTTCGAAAGATAGAGGTAAGTTACGGTCACTAACTTACCAAGGTATCGCAGACGCAATGGCAGATCAGTGGGGGTAAAATGCACTACACTATAGAAGTTAACTATCAAACTGGAAATAGTTTCGGTACGGAGGAATGTACCGAGATACTAGATAGGGTTTGGCACAACTTAGAAATGTGTGAAAAGAGTCTAGAGCGTATTAATAATCATTACAAATACTATGAAAAACATTCTGATATGTGGTCTAACCCCAAGGGTAAGAAACCCGAGGGGGTTGTGTGGGATGATAAGTATCGAATGATTATGTTAGAGTTACTCGATGATGACGGCAAACCTTTTCTTTATCATCCAGATTGGTGTGGTTACTTGAAAGTCTGTATTATGCTGAGGTAAAAGCTCTAGGAAAGAGGTATGAATATTGAAAACTTGTAAAAAGTGTGGTAAGAAGTACAACCCAAAGCATCCTAAGCAGGAGGACTGCTCGGAGGCTTGTCTAGCATTTCGCTTCGATGAGAGGACTAAGAAGACGCGTAAGCTAGCTCGTATCTTTGCCCAAACTATGGGATATAGAAGCATGGGTGAAGTGCGCTACGCTGCGAATCTTCAAAAGGCTCGCCTTAACTTCAGCTACGAGACAGACCATTGTAAGTATCAGTATGATCCACAAAAGTACATCGTAGATTTTACTATACCGATAAGTGCACATGAAAAAATCTTCATAGAGTACAAAGGTAAACTCGATAGCCCAACTCGTAAGAAGATGCGAGCAATTAAGAAGTCTAACCCGGATATGGACCTTCGCATTGTATTTGAGAAACCTAATAATAAACTTTATCGTGGTGCTAAAATGCGGTATTGGGAGTGGGCTGAACGGTGGGGTTTTAAATGGTACGATGTTAGGGACATTGATAAACTAAAAAGAGACGTAAGGGAGGAGAGCCAACGTGCGAGGAAGCTTAGCAAAGCGTTTGCGAAAGCACGCAGGGCACACGCAAAAGCAGTGGAAGATGCAGCCTCTAAGGGATAGGTATAATGTCCAAACCCATGAGTGCTATAGATGGATTGTTGTAGATAACAAATCCAAGAAGCAGTTCTATACACGCCAACAGGTATGGGTAAGAGGTTCTCGTGAATTATATCTAACTTACAAGAAAGGATATAAACAACGATGAAAACTAAGGTCTATTTAGCAAGTCCATATGACCATGAAGATGAGGCCGTTAGGAAGGAGCGTTTCGAGATAGCCAGTAAGGCAGCCGCTATCATGATGAAGCATGGGTATATTGTGCACAGTCCAATCGCCCACAACCATCCTATTAATAAATTTATATCTCCTCCTCGTGGATATGAGTTCTGGTTAGAGCAAGACTTCGCGTGGTTGGATGCGTGTGACGAGGTGTGGGTGCTGTCTCTAAACGGATGGAAAGACTCGTACGGAATTAAAGAAGAGGTCTATCGCGCCTTACTGAAACGTATCCCCGTACGTATTGTACCTATGGCTGAACTCCAAAGTTGGGAGAGATAACATTGATTAGACACTGTAAAGATATTGGGATGTTCGCCCTCGATAGGGGGCGTTCAACCTGTAAATTTTCGACTGAGTTCTGTTCCGAGAGGTGTTACAATAATAAATTCTATACCATGAATATCGGATTAGATAAGCGAGATCACAAGAACGACGCTTATTGGGATGCCCTCACTTCTGAGCAATTTAAAAAGGAATTATATCGGAAACGGCTATCTACCAAAAGGTTCAGGTTCTGCACGAGAGGGGAACCGTTTAGTGTAAGTTCCGATGTGTTTCTTATCGCTGAGATTGCTAAGGCTTGCCCGCAGACAGACTTCTGGGCACCAACAAGAGCGTGGAGAAACAAAGCCCTCCGTAGTATCATTGAGTTCACCCTTTTCCGTATGCACAATGTATACATAACTGCATCTGTGGATCCTAGCAATACCCAAGAAGAAATAGATATGCTAGTAGATAGGGGGTGGTCAACTCACTTCTTTGGTAACGACGAACAATATCCGTTTGTTGTTCCTTCCAAAATTATTAAGTGTCCGTCTAAATGGCATCACAGCATTACGTGTGTGGATTGTAATGTTGCTTGCTTTAATAAACAACAAACCCATTCATGGTTAAAGGAGCACTAATTGAAATTATCCGATAAAGCACAGGAGATCGCTACTAAGCGATACTACTATGACGATGAATCCCAATGGAGCCAACTCGCCAAAAGGGTTGGCTTCGGTGTAGGAGATGCAGAATATGGAGAAGCTTTTGCATCCGCTATTAACGATCTCCTTTTTATCCCCGGAGGTCGCATCCTTCGTAACGTTGGTCGTTCTCGAGGAAGTCTTTTTAATTGCTACTGTTTACCGATAGGAGATAGTCGTGAAGAGATTGGAGAACTTTTTAAAAATGCCCTCATATTATGGGGAGAGGGAGGAGGAATCGGTATTAACTTTTCTACCCTTCGACCGATTGGCTGGCCCATTAAGGGAGCTGGAGGAGAATCTTCTGGATTGGTATCATTTATGCGCGCCGTTGACGGAATTGCATCCACCATCGAGAGTGGCGGACAACGTCGTGCTGCAAGTCTTGGGTTGTGCGAAGTATCACACCCTGAAATTGAGGGGTTCATTGACGCTAAATCAACAGATGGTGCTATTTCGTACTTCAACATTTCGGTTGGAATTAATAGACAATTTCTGGATGCGGTTCGCGCACAAGCGGATTGGCCCCTACATTTCAACCAGTTGGAGTCGAGGCGAATTGCGAGTGGAGATCTATGGCAGCGAATTATCAACGGGATGCATAAGAATGGAGACCCAGGTCTTTTAAACATGACTAATTTACGGAGCAATAACTCTTGGTACTTTGCTCCAATCGTTGGTACTAACCCTTGTGGAGAAGCATGCTTGGAGGAGTATGGTGTCTGTGATCTTGGCAGTTTGGTGCTCAGTAATTTCGTTAGTTCTAGTCGTTTCCAATGGAGTAAAATGGAAGGGGTCATTCGTTTGGCGGTACGCTTTCTTGATAGCTGTATTGACCTCAATAAGTATACTCTCGCTCCTATAAAACAGAACGCCCTTCGAGGACGAAGGATCGGGCTTGGGTTTATGGGTGTATCTGATATGCTATTCGCTATGAAGATGCGGTATGGATCCAGACAAGCCTTGGATTTTATGGAGCGTATTACTAAATTTACAAGGAACATTTGTTATGATGAATCTATTAAGTTGGCTACAGAAAAGGGGTCTTTCCCCGCGTTCGACTCTACGAACTACTGTAAATCGTCTTTCATACGTAGTCTTCCCCCATCCATGCGCCAATCCATTCGTAAGCATGGTGTACGTAATGTTACTACAATGGCTATGGCTCCTACCGGGACTATTAGCCTTATTGCAGAGGTTACTAGCGGGATAGAACCTCTTATGTACAAGGGTTATATCCGGAAGGATAGGGTGTCCGAACGTATTTATATCCATCCGCTCTACGAGGAAGCTAAGGACGAAGACTGGTATGTTGACTCTACAGATCTCTCACCAGAAGATCACATTAACATGCAGATAGCCGTTCAGAAGTACACAGACGGCGCTGTTAGCAAGACTATCGTAGTACCTAACGACTATGACGTAAATGATTTAAGCGACGTTCTACTAGAATCTATGGATGATTTAAAGGGGGTTACAGTGTACAGGGAGGGATCACGTGACGGACAAATCATTACACCGCTTACAGACGCAGCCATTACAAGTACGTTGGTTGAAAACGCGTCAAGGGAAAGCGATGAAGGAGATGTGGCTTGCGCAACAGGGGCGTGTTCAATCTAGGGAAGTTGTAATTAAGCATATGTATGTGGATATGATTGTAGACTATTACTTAGGATGGGAGGTAATGGATGATGCCGAAGATGATGATTAAGAAGAAAGATGGGAAAGAACGCATGCGCGAATTGATAAAAGCTGAATGCGCGAACATATCTAATATGCTGTTAGATAAAAATGAGTCGTATGGTAACTCTGTGTGCACTCCTTGTAATATCTTTTCCCCGCTATCGCCCGAGGATCAGTTGAATGTACGCATAGACGATAAACTAAATCGTATTATGAACGGACGTGAATACGGGCAAGAGGATACAGAACTAGATCTTATCGGGTATCTTATCTTAAAACGATGTGTTACAGCTTATCTAGAAAGAGGTGATGATTACAGCGATGATGAACTTTTTGAAACGATTATTAAATAAGAGTAAGAAGCACCAAGAACAAAGTGCGATGTTCATCAAAATCCAGAACACGTGCAACCACTCTCGTAAGCTACAACACAGAACGGAATGTGACCTTAACGGAAAGGATTGTTGTGAAAAGAACTGCATAGCCTTTTATATTCTAAAGTTTAATTGGCCTACACCACCTATCGACCACGAACGAATTAGAAAGGGGAGGTAAGTTAAAGAGCGCCCCGAAAGGGGCGCTACTTTTTAACTATTTCCTATAGAGACCGGTTCCCATCTTCATACCCTTCTTAGGTTTCAGCCAATCTCCTGCATCTTTCATATCCTTTTCCCGCTTCTTTTTACCTTTCTTAGTGTATCCACCAGCTTTACCGTATGGCATTATGGTCACCTCCTGTAGAGTTATCAATACTGTAGAAGTGCACCCTATCTTCTTTATGGGCGTGCACGGCGTCGTGTACAGATGTAGTGTATGCAAAACTAGCTAGAATTACACCTAGAACTATTGACATTATTCCCATAAATATTTTCCAAGGTACTCTCTTATTAACTTCTTCCATCATTACTTTGGTGTGTGTCTCACAAGGGAGCGCCTCCACCTTTTTATCCGTGTGTCGTACTCTCTCACAAAGCATAGTGAGTTTAACATCTATCTTTCCTAACAGTTGCTTAGTCTCTACGATGTGAGCTTCTATTTGTTCAGGGGTCATAGTTATTGTTCCCTTCCCTTGCGTATAAATTGAACGCCTCTAGATATTTCAGCATAGTATTTCATGGCACTATCCCACTGCTTAACACCACGTTCTGTGGACCACAGTTTCGCAAAGAAGAGTTGCCTGTGCGTTTCGTTTAGCGATGCACCTGGAGCTAGCTTCTCCCACTGGGCTCGAATCATGCGGTCGAAACTAACGTCCTTCAGTTGTTCAGAACTTAACAGAACATACTCAGCTAGATACTTAGAGAAAGCTTCCGCATCTCCATACCTCCAACCAAGGCCCATATTATAAAGAGCCGTTCCGGCCTCCGTTACCATGAACCCCTTGGTATCTAGCTTGTTCTCTTCCTGATAACGTGCAATTTCTTGTTGCACCGCTAACCACCCTAGCCTATCTTTATCATCACTATACGCAAAGTTCTTTAGCACGGATTGTTTGAGCCACACAGGTTTCATAGGACGCCCAGTAGCTTTGTTATACATCGTTGTGGCCCACGGTCCTACTTGATCTGCTATCCACTTACCGTAGTCCGTTATGGGTTGCCGATTGTAAATACTAGGGAACATCTTCTCGCCAAGGACAGCCTCAGTCGGAATCTTAATAGCCGGTCCAGCACTCTGAGCAACCTTATTTATAATTCGTTTCAGGTTCTCTTTACCGTAATCGTACTTACCGAATATCTTATAGATATCCTTCCTCTGTTGTTCCCAAGTCTTTTCTCCATACATTATCTTTGCGATGTCACGAACATCACTGGGAAGAGTTTCTATCCCTCCCCACTCAAGAAGATCACCGGCTACCCCGATACGAGGAAAGTAAAGGACTTGTGTATCCTCTCCACCCCACTTACCTAGAATGATGTGGCTTCTAGATCGCATCTCTTCGGGCAACCTATCTTCTTCGTCTTCGAAAAATGACTCATTCCATACTTGCATTAGCGCGCTAGCAAACATAAACTTCAGACCTAGCGCACCTAGTTTCAACGCTATGATCCCACCCTTAGCCCCTAGTTTTCTACCTATGTGCATCTTGATGTCATCATTATACAACGCGTTTCTAAACATCGTTTTAGAGCGGGTAAAGTTCACCTCTTGGAAACTCCAAAACGGAATTAGATATCTACGTAACCATTCACCACCCTGACTGATTCTATCGTAAGCACCAAGAAGATCGTTAGCCATAGTGAACGCACGTTCGTCCACATCTTGTATAGCTTGTATCTCCTCGGGATACGACGCGTCATAGCTAAAAGGAAGTCCATTGTTCTGGTTCATTTCCTTTTTGTATCGCTTGAATGCCGCGTACCTTAGAGTCCACTCACGTAGATCACTACCTGTTCTAGCAGCCTCAAAGTATCTATTAACCCACGAAATAGGGTTAGCACTAAAGCTAGACTTACCCATCTGTTCCCTAAATTCGGGAGTGTTAACGGCCTCATAAATATCCTGCGCTTGGAAGGTACTTTGTATCCCACCTAGATCGAAGAATATCTTAAGGTCGCCAGTAGGTGCTTGCCCACTTTTACGCCACTGATATAGATCTCTAATGGCTTCTGGTACGTGCATAAATACCTTGGGATTACCCACAAAGATAGCCTCGGCATCACCCGTTAAGTTTCGTAGGTTGTACTTAATGAAGCGGTGCGGAGCTAGTAACTGATAAGCTTTCCACCCCTTCTGGATAGTACTCATTAACTTACCTAACGGAGTCTTAGCCTGATTATCCATGGCTGTTTCTAGCGTGTCGGCTAGTTTTTCAGGTAGATAGTATCCAGCATACTTACCACCAAATGCCAGAGCCTTACCTATTTTTTCAGTAGGCACCTCCATTTTAGTTAGCCCCTTTTCAAAGGCTTTGTTAGCGATCCATCCCGGCACAGTGTGCGCCATATAGAATATGTTATCTTCTCTATTTCTAAACAGCTTATAACCTTTTAGTGGATCCTCACTACCGTAATTTTCCATGACGTACTGCAGAGTATCAGCTATTTGCGTATCGTACACCATCTGAGACATAACTTCGAACTCAGTTTGGATGTAGTTTAGACTAATAGGTAATCCCTTTTTATCGCCACGTTTCTTAAGGTGCGATCGACTAGTAGGAACTGCCAATCCCTTTGATCCCTTAACGCCATGAAACCGTCTCTTGGCATCTAGGATGTCCATGACTTGGTGACGGAAATAGTAGGCTCGCTGTAGTCGGGCAGCTACATTAAACCCGACCGCAGACATGGAATCATTATAGGTCTTACGTAATTTAAACCAAGCGTTCTGCCTAGCCGTCCACGCTGTCCACAGTTTAGGGTCACTCTTCACAATATTAAAGACTGCGCCACACTCATCTAGGATTCTTTGATCAGACCACCCAAAAGGATTAGCGGGTAACTCATCTATATCTGCGCCCTTGGCTACCTTGTCTTGATTAATAAGAACTTGCTCGCGCATATCCATAAGGAACGCTAGGCTTTCTAAGTTCTTATATTGATCTCGATTAAGATCTCCAATAACGTTATTAAGAATCTCCACGGCCTTCTGAGCCGCCATCTGTTGGCCCTTACGTAACTGCCGCAGTTTAGATTGCACATCTCCGTACTCAGCACGTTTAAGGTGCTCGAATTCCCGTACCTGTGCTACTAAATGTTTACCAGCCTCCATGATTTTCTCGACAACAGTAGGTGCGTGTACACCCTCTCGATACTTATCGACATCCTCTTGCATTTGTGGATCACTAAAGCGGTGTTCCTTAGACGCAAAGTAATCTTCAAGAGAATCAAGAGCATCGTTGGGATCAACGTCTCCTTCTTCTTGTTCCAGTTGCTCTTCCATTTCCGCAAACGCGTCTCTCCACCTGTCAACAGTCTCCGCAGGATCTGCGGCTTCCTGAGGTGAAACCAGAAGATCATCCTCTAACACTATACCATTAGAGATCTTTTGAGCTAGTTCTTCAAATAGAGTCGGCGTAAGTTCGTGAGTTTCTAACTTAGTTCGATCCCCATAGTGCATGTGATGACCGAATACCTCAACAGTCCGTCCAGATTGTAGAATACTTAAATCATAATAGTATTCCCCATCAGCTTCAGACTGATACAGAAACTGATCATTCCCTTCTATGAGATACGCACGTTGTCCAGGCCTACTCTTAGCCGCAATAACTTCGTTCGCAATAGTTTGTTGGGCCTTTTCTAGAGTCAACTGTTCTAGTAGGGGCGAGTCATAATCATCATACTCACTCGTCCTAGACTCGTTCACCCTCTCGATATCTTCATCTGTAATAACGGGATCAGGTTCAACTAGAAAAAATCCATCTTCATTTACTGCACGCTTCCATCCTAATACCTTAGCCATTCTCTTCGATTGGTTATCGTATAATCTCGTCTTTTTATTATCACCGGGAGTCGTAAGGAAATGGATGACGTGCGGCTTTCGAGCTTTAAGATTCTCCTCTATGACTTGTCTTGTTAGTAGTTCTTTAATCTTATTGAATGCACCAATAGCTAGACTAAACGTCTTCTTGGTATCCTTTTTAGATTTTCCAGTATCATCTAAGTCACGATCATATGTAGGTTTTCCTCCCTTTTCCGCATAGGTCCACGATACGATAGTCTTCTTGGCACCCAAGGGAACTGTAACACTGGGACTGCCAGGATTCTCGATAGTTTGTCCATGACTTCCAACGTGTTCCAATTTTACAGCGACCTGATTAAGTTCCTCATCAGGAATGCTTTCGATGTACGTAACATTGGATCCATCATCTAGTGCTCCCCATTGTACGGGCGCAGCTTGACGGTCCTCTTTGGTGTAGAGGGTATTTATTTGTTCGAACTTCTTTTCGATCGTAGAAGGTTCAAGATTCTCAACAGCAAATGTACTTCTAAATGCCGGATGATTCCTGTCAGCGATCGTAAACATATAACCAGACGGTACATAACCTTCATCCCTAGAGTGGTACGCATCAAAGGTTACCTTAACGGGAAACAGATCATTCATACGTTTCTGAATGGTGTTATCTGCACCTAGAGGAGGAGCTTGGAAAGACTCCTCAGTATCTATCGACATCGCACGCGCCATGTTTTCTAGCGACGTGTTATATTCTTCATCCGTAATAGCATTAAAGGTTTTCGCTTGTAGCAGTACCTTAGAGTATCGTTCATCAACCATCTCTGTAGAGATAGGTACATTGTTAGCGAGAGCTTTATCGATCTCTGCATTCATAGCGTCGAATAGGCGCTTAGCTTCTTCGGGACTTTCAGCAACAGCCCACGCTTCCTCATCACCTACACCTTTTTGAGCTTGGTCAGCTTCTACTTCGGTGGGTGTAGGAATACGTTGAACTTTAACCTCGGGTGTAAAGACAGCGTCCCGCTGCATAGTACCAAACTTCTGTGCCGTAACTTCTTTAGCGTAAACATTACCAAGTAGCAGAATAGGCATGGAGGTTTCCCCATCCTTAACGTGCGTAGCTGCTCTGTGTCGCCCATCATGCGCTGTAACTGTACCATCCTTACCAATAACTAGTAAGGGCGCACCACTAGTGTCCAACTCGCGCTGGTTAATAGTATCAGGACTAGTCTCGAGTATTGTCTTAAGACGCCTATCGGATCCAGTAGTTAGTTGCAAATAAAGAGCGGGGCTAATATCTACCTCACGATATTTAGTATCCCTGTCAACGCCAGCTTCATCCATGGCGCTTTCTATTTGTGCAGCACTAAAGGTTTGTGTAGGCTTTAACTCAGCCTTAGGAGCAGTCGCTGGTGCTGCTTTAGTTTCTGCCTTCTCCGTGGTGAATCCCAACTGCGCAGCTAGTTTAGCACGAGCAGTCTCACTTATTAGAGGAACCTCACCACTCCACTTATAGAAGTCTTCACCTATAAGATTAACTATTTGCGTCTTGTGAAATTCAACCGCTTCATAAGGAGCGTTCATTTTCCGTAGACGTTTATATTCACGCTTAAAGAAAGCTAGTTGTTGGGCCTTAGTAGTACCGGCCTGTTTCTTCATAGCTCTCTCGGCCTTCGCTTGTTTACGTTTCTGGCGAATAGCGCGGGTCTCTTGGATAGTCTCGATGGTGTTTTTACGGACTTGCCAATAGACAAGTTGGTCACTAGTCTTGTGACCCAGTTGTGTCAGTCTATCTATTTCAGCATCAGCCTTATCGAGTTCCTTTTGTAGGGCTGCCGGAGTCCTATGTACAAGACCCTCTACAGCGTTACGTGTATTCCAACGACCACGTTTAGCCCCCTTTTCAGCTAGAGCCATACGTTCGAGGTTACGCTTAGCCCTAGCGCTAGCCTCTTGGTTAGGTTCTCTATCATCTGCCCACTTATCTACAGGAGCTACACCACCACGTTCTTCTTTACGTCGCGCCAATAAGTCTATATCGGCTTTAGATAGGTGCCTCTTTTTAGAGGCTTGTTGCTGTTCTTCAACAGCCAGTGTATCCGTTACGGTAGTGGGTACGTTCGGAAAACTTAGCTTATCCTTCGCAATCTCCCCAACATACTTCTTGTGCACATCAAGGACATCATCCATTACAGACCGGGATACACCCAGTACATTTTCAAGCATCTCGGCCAGCACTTCCATAACACGGCCGAGTACAGTTTTAGATTCGTGCTTAGTTCCGTCAGCTTTACGGGAAGGTATCTGACTAAGCATCTCAGCAACGTGAGGGGAACTAAGGGCCATAGCCATAAGTTCATCCCACATCTTAGAATCTTCAGGCGCACCTTTTAAAGCCGCAAAAAGATTATGAAGCTCAGCACGCCGAGTCTTTTCGTAGTTAGGCAAGGTGTTAAAATACTCTACCACCTCAGGGATCTTCTGTAAGTACGCTTCGTACTCTATTACTAGCTCTTGAAACGGGGCCATATCCCTAGCATTTATACTCTTCCAGATCTTACTAAGATCCTTGGCATACGCTTTGTATTTTGTAGAGTTAAGTTTTCCAATAGCCATAGAGTGCAACGCGTGTACAAGTTCGTGCACCATGGTAACTTCCGGAGAACTCATCTCATCGAACTCGCCATAATGATAACCTAGATCAAGAGACAAGATGTGTCGAGAGATATCACCATTAGCCTGATATTTCGTACGTAATAGTCCACGAGATAAATCGTCGTGATGTTTGATTCCAACCCTAAGCTCGAGGTCGGGGCTATTAGCAGCCACCCGATCAAAGAGCTCTTGGAATGCCCACGTACCATTGGCAATCTCTTGCTCCATTCTGTCAACGTCTTGACGCAGATATGCATACCGATTGTGCTGCTCTTCGGCTACGTTCTGCGGATCCGGAATGATCCTTAGGTCCGCGTTCTTAGAATTTTCGAGATTGTGTAGTCGATTCTCTCTGTTACCTACGCGCGTAAAGATAAGACCACCACGCATAGCTTGTTCTTTAGTTAGCTTTTGGCCCTTGGGTTGACGAAGATTAGTATAGCGTACTCTGTCCGGACGTACATCTTTATTCGGGTCGTCCGGTATATCAACGTTACGCTGTTGATTACTAATCACTAGACCTTCCGGAGTATATAGCTCTCCTATTGTACCAGGAGCGGGTCCAGGAGTCATGGCCTTAACAAATTCCGCACTCTCTTTATCCATACGCGCCAGTTCTTTCTTGCGGCGCTTAAGAAAAGCAAGGCGTTGTTTCTGAGGCTTATTCAGTTTCTCTAGTGATTCAAACTTAGCGATAAGGTCGTCTACCGCTTGTACATTTACATCCAGACCACTTTCTTTCCAGTACTTAATGGTCTGTTTCTTCCAAGCCATGTCCGCTAGTTTCTCTTTAGCGGTCGCTGGTTCGCTCTTCTTTTTGGGAGCAGCTTCCGGTATAGCTTCGGCTACTTGCTCTTCAGGAGCGGCTTCTGCGGCAGCTTCTTGTTTGGCTTTGGCGGTTGCTTCTTCCTCTCCAACTTTAAATTCCGCATCATATCGAGCTTGCTCTTTCTCGGCGTGCTCTTCTAGTGTCAATGTTTGTGCGAATACAGGATCATTAACGACACGTTTAGTATCGGCGATACCTTCGCGCGCTTTAGTAATCGTATCTAAAGTTGCCTGAATTCTTTTGTTATCCGGAGCTTGCTCTAGTTGTTTCTTAAGTTCCTCTTCAGTTTTATCTAGACTAGCTAGCTCTTTATCTAGGTTCATATTGAGTTCGCGTTGGGCCTTCTTACGCGAGCTAGTTTCTTTGGCACCTCTAGCTAGAGTCACAGCACCACCCATAAGGGGGAACGCAGCAGCCACTAGACCTTCATAAGCGCCTTGCTCACTGATCTCAATGAACTTATCAGCGTACTCTTGAAGTAGCTTTTCTTGACCGGCCGTTGGATTCTTAGCCCACAAAGCGGTAAGAGCATCAGGATGGGCCTGCAGAAACTCCGTACCAAACTCAGTACCCATAGCTACGGCTACCTTACGAGCAGCGTGAATAAACCCACGTCGAACTTGGAACAGCTTTAGCATCGGTGTAAGACCAAGTTGCTCCATGGGAGCTTGTGTGATCATGTTCCAAAGACCAGCGGTCATAGCTGTATCTTCATCCACACCCTCTTCAACAAGACGTGTGAAGGTAGAACCAGCAATCATAGATCCGATAGCTGCAGTACTAGCTGCTGGACCACCCACAGCAGTAGCTGTCACTGCCATAAAGATTTGCGGGGTCATTTGAATAACGTCTTCAAAGAAGCCAGCGGTAGTCGTATATCTAGGATCTTCTTTAAGAGCTCTGTTAGTTGTTGCTGTTACATCTTTTAGATGGGCCTCTCTATCCAGAGAGTCTTGGTATCGTCGGGACGCACGTAACCATCCCATCTCTTGACGAGTAGCTGGTCTACCAGCCTGCTGTTCAAAATATGCTAGGTCTTCTTTGAATACACTTACCGGACCAAAGGGTTTATCACGATAAGATTTTAATTTGATTGGATCCAGTCCTGCTTCCCTAAGTCCGTTTAGCTCTTGCTGTTGGAGATTACGTTCGAAGAACGCCCCTGCTTGCATGGCACCAGCAACTACATCTTTTCGAAGAGACTTCCAACCTTCTTTAAGTACGGGTAGAATACGATCAACACTATACTGGGCGCTAGGTCCCTTCATGTGTCCCGGCATTACTGGAGCTACGGGATTAATAGGCAACGCATCAGGGCCTTGCTTAACTTCGTAAGTACGTAGAGCTTGTGTAAAGATCTCTTTGTTGATTTGGTATTGAGCTAGGTCTTCGTTATATTCGCTCTCCTGTCTAGCACGATCAAATTCCCGTTCCTGTTGGCGCATCCTATCTGTGATCATCTTGTGTTCGGCGCTAGTTACAGCTTCGAGCAAACGGTTCACCACTCCGTCTCGATGGGCATCACTGTATGCTCTACCGACAGTCTCATTAATAACAGATAGTTTAGCGTTACGTTGTTCCTCAGGAGCCATATCTTGGTACTCGCGACTACGAAGTAGGTCGCTCATACTAGTTTTGTATTGGTCACTGTAGGGATTGATAGGTTGTTTAGGAGCGTAGGGCTCCGAAAAGAATCGTTGAACCTTGGTTACGTAGTTCTTTGTTTCTTCGAAGGGCACCTTTCCATTATACTTATCCACGTTACCGGGACCAGCATTATAGGCTTGGAGAGCTTTGTTCATATCACCATCGTATCTATCTAGCATCTTGCGAAGATACTTAGCTCCACCATCGATGTTTTGGGCGGGATCGAACGGGTCTGTTACTCCCATCTCCTTGGCAGTCTCGGGCATAAGTTGCATTAATCCCTGCGCGCCCACGGGAGATTGGGCCTTCGGATCGAAGTTAGACTCCGTTTGTATTACACTCTTAATGAGACGCGGATCCAGATCGTACTTAACCGCAGCATTAGAGATGTGTGTATCAATAGTAGGCGGACCTTGTACAGGTTTCTCGCCTTCTTTAAGGGAGTAAGGGTTCTCGTAATCAATAAACCTCGAGCTCACCACCCCCATGGTTTCAGCTACTTCTGCTGTAGTGTATTTAGGAAAATGAGTTTTCTGTAGAGACTGTACAATCTCATCATCACTGTATTTATTGAACTGGGGATATGTACTACGGAACGCTTTTATATCCATCTTTATCTCTTTCCGAATTGTGCAGCTAAATCAGCTTCCATTGCGGATACATCAATTCCGCCACTGGGTTGTGCCTGCTTCTTAGCCTTCTTTGTTAGATTGGGAGCAAACCCCGGAGCATCTTTAAAGTTCGCCATATCAGCCGCAATAGCTTGATACCAGTTTTGTTCTACTGCATCACTGTCTTGACTAATAAGGTCCATCAGCCTTTCAACTTCTTCAGTACCACTAGATGTCTCGAGAATTTGTCGAACTCGTCCCTCTTGTTTTGAAGCAAGCGCGGCAGCCAGAAACTTATCATAGTTCTGCGCAAATTTAGTATTAATTAATTGCCACTTAGCTGGTGTGATATCAGCAAATTTATCACCCGTAGCTACGTCGGCAGCGTTCTTGATGCTATTTCTAGTGTAAGTTTTCCCACCTATAGTGTAAGACTGCGGTGCATTATTCGCTTGTTGCCACGGTAGATATTTCGTTTGCTCATATATCTGACCAGTATTAGGATCTTGGTACGAATACGTTACTGCCTTGACGTTCTTACTGTCGACACCTTTTGATAACAACGCTTTGATTTGGTCGTTCGTGTGCGTCTGAATAAGATCAAGCCGCTTGTACACTTCGTCACCAATGTTAGGATCCGACATAGCAGCCAGTTGCATATCAGTAATACGCTTACTAGTATCAACAAGACGCGTATACTGCTGGTTAGGATCGTCACGTTGCGCCACGAGTTTCGCAAGCTTCTCTTCCTTCATTCTTGTTTGAAGTCCGTACATCTTATCCTTGGGGTGTTTACCAGACGCCGGATACTTTTTCTTATCAGCTACAAGTTCCTCTGAAAGTCTGTCGATATCCATATCCAGTTCTGAATGGCCTAACCGAGATGCTTGAGTGACCAATGCTAGTTTATTAGCTAGTGCTTGAGTTACATATCTTGGCCGTGTAGCAACAGAGTCAGTACCTTGGTCTACGATCCTACCATCGTCGGCAAGTTCCATACCTTCATCCGCAAGAACACCGACAATCTCGCCTTTGGTATATCGATTAAAGAACTCACGATCCCTATCGTTATCAAACTCCCCGAGACTATACTTAATTGGAACATCCTCGAGTTGTCGGGCAGCTTGCATACGTGCTAGTTTCCGCCGGGGATCGTTCATCTCCGCGTCTAGCTTATCTCGTTGTAGCTTAATTCCAGCCATACGTTCATCGTGCTGTTGTCTATCAGTACGAATCTGCCGTATGGATTGATTAAGCATTGCAAATCCATTTAGTATACTCATAGTTTATCCTAATCCTGTAGTCTCTGGGCTATTTTGCTCTTTTTTAAAGTTACGATAATCGGATTGTAGTCGCCTACCACCAGCATCAATATCTGATAGAGACATTCCAGACGAAGCCATCATGCCTCTGGGGTTCATACCTTGATACTCTATGCGCTTCTCACGATCCCCGATCCTACGGGAAGCTGCCTTTTCCTGGGATCTTCTACCAGCTTCTCTGTACTTTTCTAGAGACTCTTCCCCAAGAGGTATCCATCTGTCTTTGCCAGTAGCCTCTTTAAAGGTCTGGTCGTACACATATTGATTGCCCTCTTCATCCTGCTCGACGCGGAAGTCTTTCCCACGGGTATCCTGTCCACCACCTTCAGCGGCAGTAAGCACATCACGATACGAATAAGAATCGGGCTTCTTGTCTTGCATATGCTTATAACCACCGTAAATCATCTTACCGGCTGTTAGAGCTAGGCCAATAGGACCAGCAGCTTGGGCAAGACCACCACTAAGAAGACCAGTACCAGCAGCTGAGGCTGCGCCTTGTTGTGCTAGACTTTGGGCGGCAGCTACGTTAAGTGCACCTTCTCCCATGGCAGCGGCAGCACCTACAGTTGTAGGAGTGATACCAGCGGCCGCTAGAGACGCAGCATGCGTTATACCTAGGCCAGGAGACCCACCTAGTGCGCTAGCTGTTTGGATCCCCTCAGCGCCTTCTAGACCCGCATACGGATTAGCTGTAGGGCCTTCTGACATACCGCTAAACTCTGGGGGAGCTTCAAACGATTGGCCTGTAAGTGGATCCGGAGGATCTACAGATTGCGGTCCAATAAGCGGATCAGCTTTCATTTGACCAGAAATCTCTGCTAGTTTAGCATAACTCGCTGGTTGAAAATCACCGCCTAGTTGTCCGTCTGTACGTAGGTCTTGGGCACCCTCTCCTCGCATTTCTTTAACAGCTTTTAGACCAGACTTCAAAACATTGAGGGCACCGGCTGCACCAGCAGCACTCTTCGGCGTCATCATTGTAGATGTAGATCTCATACCCGTAGCGGGGGTTCTAGTTCCAGCTACAGATCTAGCCCTAGCTAGGGCACTGGGCTGTTGCTCTTCGAATCTAGATCTCTCGTCAATACGAGATTGTTTAGAGCGCTGGACATTAGGTACGATTAGACTATCTCCACTGGCTAGCTGCGAACCAGCTTCGCTAATCATGGCTTCCTCAATAGCTTTTCGTCCACCAACTCCTATGGCACCAGTAGTTCCCGTCACACCGCCAGCACGTTCGGATCTACCCACTCGTTGGAGAGCGATCTGTTGTTCTGGCGTTAGTTTACTTTCGTCTAGTTGCCCACGATCCGAAAATAGTGTAGATTCAGATAGCAACTTATCTAAGCTTCTTCGAGCCATTCTTATAGTCTCCTAACTCCAGAAAGAAGATAGCCAGTCCATCCCACCGAATGCGTCAAATAGATTAGCGGCTGTACTAATACCACCTAGGATCATTTGCTGCTGTTGGGCTTGGTCGGCTATTGATTGTTGTTCACGTTGAAAGTCCATTTGGGCATCGAACTGTCGTTGCTGCATAGCTTGTTCAGCTTGCCATTGTTCATCCGCCTGGGCCGCCTGTTCTTGTTGAAAAGAGAACTGATCTTGCTGAAACTGTTGGGCAGCTTCTGTTTGTTCCTGCTGCTTACGAGCGATAACAGCTTGCGTACCCAACCCTTGTGCTGCTTGTTCTTGTACCATGGGAGCGTAGAGATTCTTCTTTTTCTTCATACCTCTCGCGCGTGTAACAGCGCTGTATTGGTCAGATACTGCCATTAGTCTTTCCTCCTAGTCCAATAGTTGTTACTCTCTAATGGAGCTATATCCCCAAGATCAATAAGAGGACGGTCTTCATCTGCTTGACCTTGTGTTTGAATCTCTTCTTTACTGGCGAATTTAACTCCCATTTGATCAAGAGAATATTGTCGCATTTGCGTCATCATCTCTTTGTGTTGTTGATTACTTTTATATCCAGAATAGAGATTAGCACCTACACTCAATAGACCCAGTCCCATCTCTAGACCAGAATATTTATTCTCGCTACCAGCACGTTGAAGTTCTAGCTTATCGTAGAATTGTTGGTCTCTTTGCGCTAGTTCTTGTTGACGTTGTCCGAGATCAATTCCGAAACGTTCCTTCTTAAATTCGTGTGTCTTTCGTTGGAACGCCAGATCGTCTTTACGCATTGCCAACTCACGCCCAACACGATCCATATCCATTAGTCTCTTACCTTCACCAGCCATCATTTGGCCCATGACTTGAGACTCATTTGAAACAGCACGGTTATCCCTACCAGCAGTAGCATCACGTAGCATCTTCTGCTTTGCGGGATCTTCCATCATCTTAGATGCCATGGCACTAGTAGCGTATGCCGGTGGCATTCCTTTAGGTGTAGCCATAGTATCTCCTTATAATTCTGCGTCAGCTGTCCACTGCCATGCTATATATTGCGTACTTGCCGTTAAAAGAGGCCCACAATTACCACTTGAGCCTTGATTATATATGCCAGATATACCAGTATCTGCTGAGTGGGCCATGCTAGTGGTAACTGCAGACACAGATGAAGCGGTACCGACTAACGAATAATACTCTACTGTTGGGGTCTTTCGCATTTCTACGGGGTATCTCACGGGAACCCAGTGTCCAGCTAAAGCTGATGCATACCTATTAGCGTATGCACCTACGCTTGTGGACGAGCCTACAGCTGTTGCTAACGAATAGCTTTTACTGAAGTAACGTTGGCACATAGCAACCTCTTCAGCCAGGTGTCTGGCTACAAATGGAGTAGCTACAGAGCCCTTTTCCAGCTTCAAACTGGCAAACCGAAACGTGGTATTTTGATGGCCGATACTACCTGACCGTACATCATACGTTGATCCAGCCGATAGCCAGATAACCATCCCCATATTATTGTCAGTTCCGATCGTCTTACCGACAACCGATGGTACGTCGAACGTGATGCTATGGTTTTCCCATACAGCGTCTGCACAGCTGATAGTGCCACAGTGGGTAAATACTGCAGTGGACCCACCTGATCCGAAGTTCTGCCCAATCTCTATCCCGAGCGTAACAGCGCCGGTCATGTAGGACCAAAAGGATAGTGTGAGCGTCTCACCGGCGTACTTCGTGACATCCTCAATTTTCTGCTGAATCAGGGCATAATCGCCGACGTTAGTTTTACCAGAGACCGTATTAGTCACGTAATAGCTTGCACCCGTAGCCATGAGTTCAGCCTGAGTCTGATTGAGGGCAAGTCTTTGTGTACTCTGTGAGCCACCAACGAAATCAAACTTCCAGCGGTCTGCGCTACCGTAGCCAGAGGTGGTCTGGCTAGTTGCTCTCTGCCAGATATCGAGGTTACCGTTAATAAGTATGTTAGCGTTGGCCTTTTGGTCAACGTAAGTTTTAACAGCTTTTTCGGTAGGAACAGCTGTATCGCTATCTCCAGCCATGGTGCCGTCAGTAGAAAACTCTGTAGGTACAGCACCGCTTCCCCCTAACTCTAGCGAGGCTGCGGTAAGTGCTCCATCGACAACAGCTGCACCATCTACGTTTAAGTCACCGTCGATGTCAGCATCGTTTTGGACAGACAGGTTGTTCCCAACTGTCAAATCGTACGAATATACATCTTCCAGAACCCACGCACCAGTACCCGTAGAATTAGAGTCCGGGATAATAAGGTCCGGACTAGACTCCCCTCCTGCTTCACTAGCATCGTACTTATAAAAGGTTACCAGATCAGTACTAGCATCAATGACGAGAGCTATATTACCATCTTCTAGCGCGGTGTGATTGATATCATCAAGGGCACCAGCAACGCCGCCAGTTAGTTTATTTGCGGCAAATATTTGTTTAGCCATAGTTGTTATCCTTATAGTTCCGCGTCCGCATACCAAGGAAAAGCACAACCAACAACAGTTGCGCCACCTCCACTAGTCCCGAGATTGACTACCGCACGTACACGATTAACTGCACCAAATGTCAAGGAATTATTATTACCATAGTATGTAACAGTACCATTAGTCATCGATGGTGTATATCTCATCCGGCCAGCAAATTGTATCGTGTCATATGTAGTAACGGCTGTAGACGTAGCCCCAATTCGTACTTGATAATTACCCCTTTGATAGTATCGCTCGCACATAGCTTCTTCCTCGGCAACCAACCGAGGCACATACGGAGTAGCCACTGAGCCAAGTTCTACCTTTGCTTGGGCAATCGAGAAAGTGTCTGCTTGACTACCAAGTGAGTCTGTATCAGCATTAAAGGACGTGCCTGCAGAGCACCACAGTTCGATAGCCAGAAAATCGTCGTCACCGGTCCCTAAAGTTTTACCTGACACAGATGGTAAAGTAATCGTGGTCGAATATCTGGCCCAGCTTGTAGTGGTTGTTATCTTCTGACCAAGGGTTCTCACTGAAGAAGATGGAGATCCACCGGTACCGAAGTTTTGCAGCGCAGTTATGGACATGTCACTACCTCCAGCTGATTTCGCCCAAAAGGAAATCGTAATGTCACCACCAGCGCCACTCTCCACGCTCTCAATCCTTTGTTCGATAATAGCGTATCCACCAGTACCAGCTGCACCGCTTGTAACGTATTGAAGATAGAACTCTGGATTGTTTGGGACATCAGTTTGACCAAGTGTGAAGCTCTGTTGAGTGAACGTCCCTGAGACAGTTCCTAGTTCATTGTACCATCTGTCAGCAGAACCATACCCGTTAACGGCGTGCGTCGTAGCCCTTTGCCAGATATCGAAATTACCATTTATCAGGAGATTTGCCTTACTCGGCATATTTTGATCTACGTACTGCTTAGTAGCTTGCTCTGTTGGTACAGCAGTATCAGAGTTTCCAGCTAGAGTTTCATCAGTGGATATCTCGTCTGCTGTTGCACCCACTCCACCTAGTTGTAAATCAGCGGCCGTAAGAGATCCAGTCACACCAACATCGCCAGCGGCACTAACATTTCCAGTTAGAGTAGATGTTCCGTCAACAGTAAGGGTTCCTTGGCTGTCTAGGGTAGCACCCACGTATCCTTCTAGGATCCAAGCCCCTGTTCCAGTACTGTTATCATCTGGGATAATGACATCTGGACTAGACTCTGGATTAGTAGTGTTATTATTAGACGCGTTATATTTATATGTATACGTCTTATTATCACTACCCTGAATAGCAATCGCGATATTACCATCTTCGAGGGCAGTATAACTAATGTCATCCAGAGAACCAGATACACCACCTGTCAGCCTGTTAGCTGCGAATATCTGTTTAGCCATTCTTCCTTACCGCCTTTATTTGTCCACTAGATACGAACACTTCTTTATTTGGTTCTCGTTTAAGTTTATTAGGGCGTCTAGCCGGTTCGAAGTCGATCTTCTCCCCGGCTTTAATCTTATCGCTTATCCTCATCCACTCATCGGTCATAAGTTTCTTCATTAGTAATCCTTCCGTGTCACATCGAACTGGACACCCCACATAATAGGTTGCATACCTTTGGGAGTAGAGGCACTAGAGTACACGAACTTAAAGCTGTGCGCCCATCCAGTCTCGTTAAAGATGTTCGTAGCCCTTACTATACGAGTATCACCACTCTGGCTGATGTCGATAGATTCGGGACTATCGGCGTTAAAGAAATAACCGTCCTCCCCAGAGGATGTTGTTATACCTTCACTAACGTCTACATCTGTGAATGCGAAGCCGACACTACTGCTTTGGCTATAACTCGCAGACACATCGATGAAGTTTACAATAACACCAGTCGCAGCATTAGTATCCACATAGTGAAAATAGTTTACGTCTGTGTTATTCTCATTAGTTCTTTTACAAACGAACTTAAGTCGACGTATTCTAGTAATATCCCATTCGGATCCACTTGGAAATATATCAGCTGTTTGAACTTCGTTATCAATATTAGACCCGCCCCAACTAGTACCAAGCTCGAGTTGAACCATCTTACCGATAAGAGTTCCACCATAGATATATTGATCGCCGTTTACCGCGCTTACTCTCCAACCGCACTGGATTCTATCACCATTACCGGTATCTTTCCGGAACCATTTCTTCCTAACTAGGTCGTACACTAGCCACGTATTTAGGGTCGTAGAGTTAGCTGTCGGAATGAGCATGTTATATTCTTTATAACTAGCATCAAACCATCCCTTAGAAATATTTAACGCGTCGAAGTTAACCGCGTTATTATCATTTGGATCAAAGTATTCTTCGACACCACGAATAGGATACAGCACCGCTCCATCAAACATCATTGGTCCTGAGTTAGATACAAATATAGAGACGTTTCTTTGAACGTCTTCACCGAGCTCGAAACCAACCTCAGCTGTAACTAGACTTTGAGGTGCAGGGCACCCAATAGAATACGATACTGGAAATAGTTGATAGTCTATCGGACTATCGCCAGTTAACAGATACAGTTCACTATTCTTGAATATAGCTAACGAGCTAAATAAGTTAGAACCAAACCTGTTGTAAAGCTGGCTCGCACACGTTATGTATTCAGACCCACCAACGTAGATACTCTGGAAGCCGTCAAGACTAGAACTATCGCCATTAAAAATATCCGGTGCGTTATCAACACTAAAGTCTATCCTATTACCCTCGTTTCCCTGAGAGTAATTACAAAGAAACAACTTAGATTTATACTGTGTCGGAAACTGAAATGTAGGTATTGATCTCTGAAACGGAATACCAGTAATTAAATCAATTACCACATCTTCGGTAGACTTACCAGAAGTTGCATCCGTTAGAGTAGCACTAACCTTTATTCTGTACGAGTAACCACTAGTACCAAACACAGACAGCCGCTTTTCATCAGAGGGAGGATTCCACGTAATGTTACCGGTCTGCGCCATGGTTATTGAACCAGAGGCCGTACCGTCCACCCAACCGTGCGTACCAGATGTTAGGTTAGTCCAAGCGGTTCCGTTCCAATAGGCCATTGTCATAGTGGACGTGGCCTTATTAATAAGATTACCAAGCATTACAAATCTAATACCAGCCATTGGCTCATCAAACGATAGGTAGAAATTATCGCTGGATGTCATACCGTCCATAATCGCGCCAACAGGTAGAATAGGCGTAGAGCTTTCCGCTACTTGTAACGTGTAGTCCTCATAAGCCGTCGCACTTTGATCGTAGAACTGTGCCTGAATCGGAGTTCTGTAGATACCATCCCACACATTAGTAGGTGTTTGCATAGGATAGTCAACAGTAACTTCGTATATCTCAGCATTGCCAGTATTAAGATAAACTTGATACGCGTACAGGTATCTATCCTGGAAGTGATGCAATTTAGCTACACTTACAGTAGAGTCAAACGTTATCGTTCCGGTTTGAGCCAGAGCAATACCAGTACCAGGATCCGTACCATCAGAGGGATTGGTTACCGCTTGATACGCGGTTCCATCCCAGTATTTTACAGTAAGGGTACTAGAGGACGTATTAGCCGTCTTTACGTAGAACTTAATACCTTGTATAGGACGTGTTGTAAGAATAGTCATATAGTCATAGGTGGTACCTAAATCTACTATATTACCGCTATCCTGTAATGAATTAATTAGTTCATCGGTTACATCGATCGGCGTAGCCTCCGCCGCATCGCTAGTTGTGAATGCACTACCTATCGTAGCCTCAGGGCCGCTATACAGAAGGACTTCCTCTCCGTTAGCCATGGAGACATTTTCGCCTGGAGCCTTAGAGAAACGTTGGATGAGATCTACACTAGAGTCCTCATGTAAGTAGTCCGGTTTAGTTCCAGAACTCTGCGTACCTATGCCAGTAGCAAAATCACCAGTAGTTCCAATAGCTGTGTTATTAAGATATGTACGACCTTGTCTTGTTGCAGGATCTACCGCACATACTAATATGTGAGATTCGATCGTACGTCCCTGTGTAACGAGGTGCACACCACCTTCTATGCTAGTGTACGTAGCGATTCCTGTACTGTTCCTGAACGTGTACCCATTCACACCTTCGATTGCGCCGTCGTTATACCTCATATTAACGAGGTCTTGAAAGTTTTCCCCACCGATTAGAGTAGCGTCTACCGTAGGTACCCATCGCCCGTTGAACGGAAACATGACCTCGGCTTGCTCTACATCCGCAATTCCCTCAATATCTAGTAGCCCCCTAAGAGCTTCGAGTCTCGGCTCTATATTAGAGGCTTCTTGTTCCGGCGATACGTTTTCGGTCATGATTACTCTATCCTAAATAGCCGTGAAGGTTGAACGCCACGTTGTAGACTATCTTGTCTAGCAAACGCAATGTTATTAATATAGTTCTGATAATATATTTGCGCCTCTTGATATTGACGCTCTCTCATCTTAGCCTTAGAAGCAGCGAAGAGAAAGATGTGGGGTTGATATTCGTACGGGATCATAGTTATATCATCAGTACGTTTAGCGAAATACAACGTAACAGTCTGACCATCTTCAGTTGCGCTTGGAGTTGGACCAATGTGCACAGTGAATTGGGTAGAGTTATAGATATCAAAATAGTACGACGGAGTCTTAGTAGTCGCAAGTGCACGGGCGTTGTGCCCTTTTATTTGTTCGTACGACACACGCTGCAAAGCAACTCCATTATACTCCGCATGGACAACTCTAATAGCATCATCAATTTCACTACTAGCACTAGTAGTATAAATCGTTGTTCCTGACGATAAAGTAATAGTATCTCGTTTAGTGTGCAGAAGGGATTTTTCAGACCAGTCTAGGCATCCTTGTTTAATCCACTCTTCAATGTCGTCGTCGCTCCAGAAAGCGGGCGTATCCTCATTAATGAGAGTCCGTATTTCTGTAGTAGCGGAACTAACTGTATATGCCATATTAAAAATCCAATCTATAAGTTTTCTTTTTCCAAGTACGATTAACAACATCGTGTTTTACAATGTTATCAAAGATCCTTGCATACGCAGCATCGGCTTGAGTAGGGTTCTTGTACTTCTTGGATTGACAAAGAAGAACAACAGCTTCCCTTAAAGCGTCGTCGTATTTTCCGTCATACGGCATATCGTTAGTTTCAGCAGTTAATACTGTAGATGCCTTATCATAGAAACAAGTAATCGTATAGTCTTGGTCTGCCGCTACTTCAAACCTAATGTAATCTCCATCGTGACACCAGAAGTTAGGTTCTGCCGAATCGGTTGATCTGAACTGTGCCCGATAATAAATATCCATGATGTCTAGGTTTTCTTTACGATCTTGTTCAACCCAAACCTCTCGAATGTTAAGTGCACCAGTTGGGACTGCAGCGGTGCTACCCCCAGTAGATAGAGTTGTGTCGCCTTTGTTAAGTGTTTGGTCAGAATTGTGTGCCATTAACGTATAGTCCAGCGTCTTAATCGCCCTGTTCAGATAATGAATCATAAGTTCAGAATCGAAATCTATATCGCTGTAGTTACGTAAATCGTAACGCACACCATTTAAAACGCTAGATACTAGACTCATAGTTACTCCATATAGAAAAGGGGCCCGAAGGCCCCTGTAGAATTAAGATAGTGCAGGGTGACCGTACAGACGAATGATTAGCTGACCAGCGTTGTACACACCAGTTGTAGCAGCGGTGTCACCTTCCACTAGATATAGATAGTCAGTAGACGTAAGTGCACAAGCTTCATCGACAAATACGCCACCTTTAACGTGAGTACCAAGGGCGATCTCAGCAGCACCAGCAGCACCATCGTAGGCTAGAAGAGCCGACGTGTTACCAGCGATATCGATATTGGCCGTGATAGTGGCTGTACCTTGACCGGGAGCCTCAACACAAATGGCCTCAGCCCGATATACAATACCGTGCGTAGACTCTACATACTGATCAATGTAAGCGGCTCCACCAGCAGCCAAGCCAATGACATCATTAGCGGCGTCACCCTTACAGGCTAGTCCAGTAAGGTCAATCTGATACTCGGTAATAATATCTGCCCCTAGAGTATACTGATACTTTCTGGGAGCAACACCGGTTCCCTTTGCACCAGCACCGGTAGACCAACCATAATACTTCGAGTGCTCTTTACCACGGAAGTCAGCACTACGGAGGGTCCGCAGTGTGTTGCATTTGATATTAGAAATTCTTTTACCCATTGTTAAATCCTCTCATGTGATTAGACACTTAAGGGGGCTCGAGGCCCCCATTTAAGAGTTATTAGGTGTACAGATCGTCTTCTCCAGGAGCGACTAGGATCTCAAGGCGGACTTCAAGAGTACCGTCGTCGACGGCAGCAGTGTTGAAATCGAACCAAATGAAACCATCTGCAGAGATAAGGATCGGTGTACCAGCCACCAGAGTATCCATCGCTGTCCAAGCGGTAGCTTGGGTAGATAGATCGATAGCGGTGTCTAGTTCAGTACCATCCTCAGCAGTACCGATATCCAGAGTAGCGGTAGAGGTGGAAGCCACCGGCACACGAGTGTGACCGTTAACTAGTTGCCAACCGTTACCCAGTTTAAGAACCTTCCAGTTATCGCCAGCAGCGGCAACCGGGGTCTTGGAAAAGTCAATCTTAATCCGGACAACGTTAAGGCCGGGGTAAATGTTCCCACCCAGTACCTCAAGTTGACCAGTCGGATTAGTCTTGTCATAAGTAGTTCCAGCCATTTTTAAATCTCCTTATTGTTAGGGTATGAGGTTGCTATAAATTCTTATCGACGCTTAGTGAGCGGCGGCGTAAGAACTAATAACGATGGTAGCGTAATCCTTGGAGTTGAACGTAGCTTTGTTCACACCAAAGATACAACCAACGGCGATGCCGTTCTCATTCCCATAGTCATCACTGTCTTCGTACCAAGACATCAGATTGTCCTTGCCAGAGCGACCTTGCTGCATCTTACTGTAGGCGTTACCAACAGCAAAGACACCAGCCTGCGAGCCGAGAAACAGATTACGTCTAACGTTAGAGGTAGGCTCATACAGACGCGTATTCTCATACATAATCATGTTATTGTACACACCCAAGGAACCGTCAAAGATCGGGTTCTTAAGGCCACGTTTATTGGCGTACATCTGAATATCCGGCCAAGAGGTATACGCGGAGTTCGCAACGTCCAGACGAATGTCGGTCACAGAGTAGGGATGCAGAACAACCACAAAGTACTCACCGCCATCAATCATAACGGGACGAATCAGAGGACTAAGAACTTTAGCCTTCTCTTTCGCGAAGTCCATGTCGGCCAACTGGATCTGATCATTACTGGAAAGGTTACCCTCATCAGTAGCGATAGTACCGGTGTTAGTCACATCACCAGACACGACGTAGTGATCAGCATCCGGAGCAGTGGCAGCCTGACCAAAGCTGTGACTGGTGTTACCACACAGACAGTTAAACATGTACGTATCCATCTTATCGGCGAACCAATCGGACAGATTAGCTTTGGCGTCCATACGTAGATCGTGGATAGTCCGTTGCTGGCTCATCCGACGAAACGCGTGGGCGTTACGAAGCTGGTCGATGTTAACGGTATCTTGGTAGTAAGTCAGCGCTTCTTCATTTCCACGCATGCGGTTATCACCAGTAACACCGTCATTACCCATCTGCATCAGCAGATCATACTTAATTTGATCACCAGCGCTGGACTCAAGATCAGTCAGACGTTGGATGATGCTCTTCTTGCCGGTTCCAAGAAACTTATAAAACAGTGTAGCTTTAAGAGCTTCACGGAAAGTCATTGCAGACCAGATCTTAACAGTCTGGGCGTCATTAGTTCCAAATGCGGTAATAGCCATTTGCTATTTCTCCTTTAGTTGCTTTTCATTTCCTCCCGCAGCAACATGGCCTCAATCTTTGCAACTTCCGCATCACTCAGATCTTCCATATCGGAAACTGATAGGCTGGCTATACGTCCAATTAAATCGCCGTTGTCTTCGCCATTTTGGTTACCATGGTTAGCGAGTCCACCAGGTTTACTTTGAGCGGCTTTTAATTTTTCGTCTAGCACTCCACCCTTATCATCGTCGTCTTTGACGCCGATTTTAAGAGTATCAGCGAGATGCTTTAGGCCGATCCTAAGATCAACCTTAGAATTGAGTGCGCGTGCTACGCGGGTAGAATCAATTCCGGGATATTCCTTAAGGAACTCCTTCTCTTCGGGAGAGCCAATGAAAAGTTCAAGAGCCCTATCTTGCGACAGAGTTCCATCTTCATCCACCTCTCCAGTTCTTTCCTGTAATTCGATGACCTTATCATTAAGGTCTTGATAGATCTTCGTTAGTTTCTGGTACGCTTCACCAAAGACTTCCCGGTTCTCGTCTACGACGGACATAACATTTGCTTGGAAGGCTTGCTTAGCAGCTTCGATTTCACGCTCTTCTCGAAGTGCTTTGATTTCTTCCTTGGTAGATGCGGTCTCTTTAGTTAAAGCTTCCTTTACTGCTGATAGATCTACATAGGCACTGTCACCACTCTCGTCAAACTCGACCTTAGCTTTGGGATCGGATAACGGTTCCTTTTTCTCCTCGTCCGCGAGGGCGTCCTTTACCGCAGAACTACGTTGCGCCAGCAGGCTACTAACAGCCTCCTTCAAATCGCTTAGCTCAGACTTGAAACGAGCACGTTCCTGTCTGGATTTGACCACAGAGTCGAGCTGTCCTTTACGCTCACGCTCCATCTCTGCAATCTTTGCTTTGAGGGACTCAACGGTCTCCTCATCATCTTTGTTCTCCGCTGCAGAGTTGGGCGAATCTTTCTCGGTTTTAGAGTCGGCCTCTTTCTCGTCCTTGGATTCTGCATTCGGGTCAATTTCTTCTTTAAGTAGTTTTTCGAAGAAATCCTCTTCCGGTTCGACATCTTCTAGTTCATCAACGACTGTCTTAGGCATAAGTGTTATTCCTCTCTCCCTCTTATAGATATATACTTCCCCCTAGTGTGTAAGGGAGATGGGCATTCGTAGGTACCCACCTCCCTTTTTAAGTCAAAGACGCGCGGGGGAGGAGACGCGCCCATGACAAAACCCGCTTTAGAATTTATATGTGGTCTTGAAAGGTGTCTTAATAACTTCTTTGGGTTTAGCGGCATTGATACCAAAGCCAGCTTTATCGTAGTTCTTAGCGATAGCTTTGAATCCTTCCCACACATACCCCTTGTAACCTTTCATGTACATCATCTTAAGTCTTTCCTTTTGTTCCGGCACTTTCCTTTTCCTTTCCCCCAGCTTTAGCAGCCGCACGTTCTGCTAGTTTACCTTTAATAATTTCTGTTGCTACTGCTGTACTGGCCTTACGTTTAGAGTCATCGACCTTAGACATAGCATCGATACTCTTCTTGAGTAACTCTACCTTACGATCACGTTCGGCACTCTCAGCGTCCATAGTAGCAAGAAACATATCCTTAACCAGATTTATCTTAAGCTCATCACCAGCGAAAGCTGCCTGAGCCATAACCTCCATCGTGTCTAGAATCAGTTTCTTTTCGTCGTGCTTGGCATCCAGAAGCACCTTGAGCATTTCGCGTTTCGCATTTTCATCACCCAGTGCTGCGTTAGACATAATCTGCATGTACTTAAGTTTCGCTGACTGGTCATCTCTGGATATAACTGCCTTAAGTTTCTCTGCATCGTTTGCGATTTTGAGATGAGTGGCTTCTTCAGACATTTTGAGTTTAGCCATTTGTAGTTTGAAGTCGTTTTCAATTTTAGTCATCTCCCTTTGATGCTGCATCTCAAGCTTCTGCTTTTCCATATCAGCCTCACCTTGGGCTTGTTTGGCAGCAGATTCTTGTTGTTGCTCGAGATAATCTATCCACGATAGTTTCTCATCACTGGGTAGATTAGTCTTACTGATGATGACCTTTGGATCCACTGGCATACCAGCTTGCTGCAACTCCATGAAGGTAGCCATCTCCAGCGCGTTCTGAGTCATGCTATCACTCTCAGGATCCGCATACACATCATACTGAATGTTGTCGACGTTTCTAAAATCTGCCTCCAACTTAGTCATGGTGTCTACAATCATAGGACCATCTATTTGATATCTATCCCCCTCACCTAGGATCCTTTTAATTTGCGCACTGGGCATATGCGACATAATGATAGCTAGCTGCCGCTTAAAAAGTTCCTCCCGCATTTCAGAATAAGCTTTAAAAACTGGTTTGAGAATAGCCATGCCCTGTTGCTGTCGCAGTTGAACTACGATACCAGCCTCTTTTCGCTTATCATTCATTCCCATAAGGTCAGGGTTAATACCAGTAATGATACGCAGCATTTCCCTAGCGTACTCACTCATTTGCATAACCGCATTCGGAAATGTTGGTACTTGCCGCTCCATAAATTTATTCTGAGAGAGTGCACCATCTTGCACGAATGTAATAGACCCAGCTTCTTTCATACTTTGTTCGGCTTGGTCAACATTGACAAACGCGCCAACCTCAGCGTAAACTCCCGGTTGTACCTGTTGGTTAAAAAGATTCAGTGTTTGCGAGGTACGTTTGTTGATCTCGCGTTGGGCATCCTTCATAATCTCCACAATACCGAAGTGGTTGGGAGATCTACGAGAAGGATCACCAAACATAAAGCACGGCACGATGCTAAAGCCAGGATAGTTAATCGGACTCGGGGCGTGTACTAGAATATCTTCGCCACAGAACTGCAGCCACCATAGTTCCTTTTGTATCGCACTCTCTAGTATCAGACGTTGATCCGGAAACAACGCAGACCACTTGGCTTCGAAGTCTTTCTTATTACCGGGAACTTCATTCCACTCTCTGTGCTGTGGATGCCAATAGAACCATTTCTTTACGTGCTTCCAATATTCCATGTGGCATGTACGTATGCGATTCTTTTGCGTATCAAAATAGTTAACATCCAGAGGATCCGAATAATCACTCTCATCGTTGATGTCGTTCTGCATTTGACCGCCAGAATCCTCGGCGGGTAGAAGGATATCGTTCTCCTTCACCCACCGTCCAGTCTCCATAGCTAAACCAGCTCTCTGTCTCATCTTGGGATACTTGACCACAAAATCCTCTAGGCTTAGCCACCTATCCCAAATAATGTAACTAGCGTCGCTTAGATCCCGTTTACGAGACGCAGGATCAAACTTAATCTCATGTACAGGGATGGATGTCTGGGTGATCTTAATGTCGCTCAGACGCTTCTCATCGATGTCATAATCGATATTGACCCAACCTCGTCCACAGATAAGGGAACTTTCAAATGCGTTGTTCTCTTCACTTGTCCAGTCTTGCGTTTGATAAAGCCAATAGTCCACAGAATTAAGTACGTCGCACAGGAATGCGTCCTCAGTAGCGACGGGCTTAGCTGTGTATCGTTTTCGAAGATCTTCATTTAACCCCATGATGAGATCAATGTGAGCCTTCACAACGTTAAAAGTTAGAGCCGGTCGACGTTCCTGTTCTAGTATATCCCTCTCGCCTTTTTCCCACTGCTCATTATTCCTGAAGTTAAAGGATTCGCGAGCTTTCATTTGGAAATTGCGGTCTACTCCGATGCTGTCATCAAAGGCTTCTTTAGCATTTTTAAGCAGATCGCGATTATGTTTAACCGTCTCAAACATTTAACTATTCCTTTATTTAACTAGCGGTACATCATCAATAGATTTACCAGCAGCTTCCATAGCTAGTTCAACCTCGCGCTTTTTAATCAGAGTGCTTCGCGCGTCGCACTTATTACACTGCTTATAGTATCTATTGACCCCGCTAACAATTTGTGTCACGTATTCGAATTGAGTAGGATCGCTGAAGTCGTGCCGACATTTTTCCTTAACGGGTTCCTTCACGTCCTTATCGCCAACCTCCCTAGGCACGTGCTTCTTGACATCGATATTACGAGTGTCATCAAACTTTTCTTCATCCTTGTCACTGTAAAACATGGCGATATCTTTGACTTGGATCCGCCAATCACTTACTGCACCCTTAGATTCACCTCGCTGCATGTACCAACCATTAGTTTGACCACGTTTAACACGGGCCTTTAGGTTGTTAAAGTCTAGCTCCGAGATTTCAAACACCTTACTAGTTGTAGTTTCTACAAAGAACTTGCGTTTTGCCATAATATTTTCTTCCTCTCTTCCCCTTGATTTATCCTATCTAAACAGCCATCCAACCTGTAACTCCTCGGCTGCGTCGACGATTGAAGTATCTATTAATTATCGCGTTGTCACTCTCGATACCGCATCTCTCAGATGCTAGTAGCGCGTAGTTAAGCGCGTGTCTGTAGTGATCGGGACCACTAATGTCATTTCCTAGTTGTCGGTAACGATATATCTTACCGCCGTAGGCATCATCCTCCAGCTTCTTAGCTATGTTGCACATCTCAAAGGCGAATTGCTCGAGCTCTTTGTTACGTGCTGGTAATTCCAGTCTACCAGGAGTAATGACAAGTTCGTGCGTTGCATCACAAATCTCTGTACGATTGGCTTTAACAGTTTTACCGCGCTCGTCCCAAGTAGCGCCACCAATCTTACGCTCTACATAATCAGCAGCCCAAACCGTGTACGGCTCTTGGGCTTGAAAGTCTCTTACTTTGTGAATCTCTGGTTTGTAATCAATCACACATGATGTCACATTAAAGCGTTGATTAAGATCATGAAGCTCGTTCCAATTATCAAGTCGACTAACGTTGAGGATCTTTAACAGGTTACGTGTTTTCCTGATCCCAACAATTGCGTGCAGCTTCTTACCAACGTCAACCCCACAGAAACAAGGACCGTCAGAACGCTGTTTCATAGCATCTTGGCTAGTACATTGCCAAATCATATTTTGCGTAAGACGATTCTCTTGGGCAATATACGCGCGCCCAAGTTTGGAGTTCATAACTTCGCTTAGATCACCATTAGGTGGATTGTTATACAAATCTAGAATCTTACCAGGATCTATATACATAGAGTTAAGTTGACTAATCCACCAACCAGTAATGTCGGCCTTTTCTACGGCGCTTACCCAGTGCCCGTCTCGCGGAAATATTTCCTTATCACACTTCATACAGGCCCGATAACGTCTACCAGACTTATAATCAACTTTAATGCAATTAGGAAACTCCGCTTCGAGACACGTCTCGTGCCCACACGCTTTGCACCTGATGAACCACATATTCTGCGTGCTCTTCTTGTACGCTGCGTCTACCCCAATATCTGGAATAGTAGGTGTTCCGAGAAACATTAACTCTTGTACCTTACTGTGGCTAACGCGCTCTTCAGCTAGCGTCACCATGTCATCAGCCATTTCGTCTCGTTCGTCAAAGACGATTCTGTCTACCGGAATAGACTTAAGCTGTGCACTAGATTTCTTCTCCCCTCCAATAGCTTTCGTAGCTCGCGCTCCACGAAGATAAAGAAAGCCTTCATGAATGCGTTTAATAAACTGTGAGTCTGTGCTGTTAACGTACTTACCTATCGAAGTGTTACCGTCGATAAGTGGATCAAACCTAGCCTTTGAAAAGTCACCCACATCGTTCTGAGTTGGGAACAGGTAAAGCGCTCCTTGGGGATATCGTCCATGAATCATACCCCAAAGTGTCTTTAGTACCCACACCTCAGTAATACCCATCTGGGCACCCTTGATGCAAACCTGGACTCTATCATTACAGCCTAGGATATCAGCTTGATACTCATGGTCTTTAATCTGATACGTGTGTCCACCAAGTTTGATTTTATTACTAACCACCCAGATCAACGGATCAATAGCTCCCATTACTTGGAGTTGATCCGCCTCACTCAGCTTCGTAAAATCAACTTGTTTATTCATTATCGTTTTTCTTAAATAGCCGTTTGTTTATTTCATCTCGTCTTGCCTTCTCGTTTTCGATAGCCTCTGATAATGAGTCGAGGTCAACTTCAATCCCGCGACTATTATACATACTAATAATATCTAGTATCAGGGCTGCAACGATGGCAGCATCTGCAATAGCAGTCATATTAGAATTCAATCTCCCCGCTCTCGATAGCAGCATCGAGCGCTAGCAATAGAGTTAAAATAGCATCCGCATACTCATCCATTTTTTCCGGTGCCTTTTCAGGAATCACACCAACTTGGGCGAATCCCTCCCACATCATCAGGACATCGTCCATCTCGCCAAAGATGGTAATTACATATCCGTGCTCTGTCGGGAAGTTAGTTTCCATATAGCCAGCATACTTAATGTACCGATCGGCTAGGTCGTTATACAGCCTCAGAGCGTCGAGATAAGCAGCTTTCGCGAGAACGTTAGGATCCTTGGTTTGTTCCGCAATCTGGGCTGTAGCCGTACTAGATGGTGCGCAACTAATAACCGCAGCGCCCGCACTAATAACTAGAAGTCCCGCACACAAGATACTAGTCAGGTTCTTTAGTAGATGTTTCATTTTTTTCTAGCCCTGCCTCCTTTCTTAGTTTACGGTAAAGCTTGTCATCTTTCTTACTCGGCGTTAGCCAAACAATGGCCCCAATCAAAATAGCATTACCGGCCAAGAACTTAGCAATGGCGATATTAGTGCCTGTGTTAAGTAAGTACATCCAAATTGCCAACAACGTTTCCATTATTCCCCCTTTAACTTTTTGGAGTGTGTTCGTACCACTCTAATCTAATTTGGCCGCCTTGCACGCTAGTCTCGTTATTAGTCAGTACGAACGTGTAATTAGTGTTCGTCTTCATGATTACTTCAGCCCTACGCGCTCCGGATGTACCTTCGTTCCTTGTCGCGTAGTTTCTCTTAAGACTTATAATAGATCCATTAGCGTACGTGGCGTTCTTTGTTACGTAACCCGCAGTATCTGTGGCTTGTCCTACTCCAAGGAGCATGCTAGTGTTTGTGCTGTTCCGATTAGAGTTCTGGCACGCAACATCCGTCCCTGTACTATTCGTTAGCGTGGTACCCTCTAATACAGACATCGTCATGTCACCTTCGTGCACAAACTCCCACAGCATGTGGGCTTCCTTGGTTGTATTCGGAGTTCGAAAACTTATCGTTAAAGTACCACCATTACCAATAGCATCATCATACGCCTGGACCCGATAGTTAGAGCCAGCGTGTATCTCGTGGTGGGCGTAATCAACCGTGCGTATCCCGTTAGTAATACCATCCGCAGCTATTGGTTCCCACGCGGCTGTGGTTGCGTTGTACGCATAGCCGTTGCTCTGCGGTAAAGTAATAGTGCTTTCTATCTCCTCGACGCTAACTTTAAGGTTACCACCAGCGGTGGCTTGGATATTAGTATAAACGTCTGGAGTGCCACCGGCACGCTCTGCAGCCAGAATAGCTTTGACTAGTTCAGCGTCATCCTGTCCTTTAATATCGTCTGCCATCCTGTGACTTGAGCCCTTAACATTAGAGCTATGTAGTCGGGTTGAGATGTGCAGAGATGTCGTTGGCGTAGCACCATTCGTATAAAGGACTCTAAAGTATTGGTCAACAGGTTGAAAGCTATACGTCTTATAAGAACCAGCCTCGTACGTGTACTCGTCAGCAGTGTGCCAGTCGTAAGGATCATTGGAGTTACTGAACTGCACGACCAGACCGTTAGTAGCGCTGTCCTGATCGCTGAAAATTGTAATTAGGATAGTGGCGTACCCGTTAAGATCTCCACCAGCTCCAGTGAATGTTGCCCCGCCAGCTAGTTGATCTGCCGTAGTATTATTAGTGCAGAGCTTACTAGTACCGATCGTTACAAGTGCCCCATCTTTAACACGTTGCATACGAACAGCGCCGAGAGTTTCGTCCCAGACCATTTGGACGTAATTCCCGTTAGCTTCCTTCCAGGCGCGTTCGTTATTTCCTTTGACTTTGTATGGCATCTTTTAGAAACTCTTTCTGATCCGAGCTAAAGCGGTGTTTATTCTTATTTAGGAAGGCCAATAGATCCTTCCTCTTACCCGCACGTAGCTTCTTCTCTGCGTACTTTAGAATGTCCATAGTTAACTCTAGCTGCTTACTCTCGTCATTATCGTCGGTTGACATGAGACGCAACTCTAGATCTTCAGCAGCACGATCGACAGCCCTAGCTGCAGCAGCTTTGACACTGGACTCTTGGACGGGATTAACATTAATTGTTATGGTCCCGTCCTTAGAGATCTGTATTTTAATTGGGAGTTTCATATTAAATTCCCTAGGGTAACGACGTTTGATTGACCAGCGAGCCACTATCAATACGTTGTAGCGTCCATTGTCCTGTAAGCGGCGAGGTACTGCTCAACTGAAAGCACAGAGTTCCCACCACAACATCGTCACTTGTATCGCTAGCTGTACCACTATCATACATTACCGTATAACAAGAGGTATCTGCTGTAGTCGCCAGTGGACTTCCCATAATAACAGCGGCCGCCATCTTGACATCACCGTCCGGTGTAACCTCAAAGTCAGGCGTACCATCTTGGTCACCATCAACTGCGAAACCCACTGTTGCATCGTTAGTTGTTTTAACGGGAGAATTTCCAGGAGGCGCAGCTACAGCGGAGCCCACGATAAAAAGTCCCACGATTAAACTAAAAAGTATCTTTTTCATTATTACTTAGCCTCTGAGTTTACAATTGAAGAGTTTACAGTTATTTCTGCATGGTCCGGATTAAGATATAACGTACCATCACCGACAGGAAACGCTACACCACCTACGGCTCCGATAAAGTTAAATCGCTGGGTGACTCCGTAATAGTCAGTACCTAGAGCATCTGAAGAGCCACTTGAAAACAGCGTCCACGGATCGCTACCAGAGGGACGATAATAAACAGAGTCGAGTTCCGGATTTGAAGTAAGATCATTAGATCCCGCTGATGGACTTGAAGTCCCACCGTAAGCAGCTACTGTTTGTCCATACGTGAGATTGTAATCGTTATTCATGGTGCCGCCGTTCTGAGTAACTCCGGTTCCACCTCCAATAAAGATGTTATTGTAGACATCATTCGTTCCGCCAGACATGTAATACGGACCATCGGCATAAGCAGACTTATTCCAAACAGTACAGTTTAAGAGATCATTATCTCCGGTTCCAGAAAAAGCTACTAACGGTTCCGTGGCGTCGACATCCTCTTGAATAAAGATGCTAGTGTCCACGACAAAAGCTGAAGTATCAACGTTTATGAGTTGATCTTTAGCATTATCCTTAAAGAACGATTGCTGAATGGTTCCAGTACAGGAATTATGAAAACTAATCCCATCGGCTAAATTTAGAGAAGCGCTACAATCAACGACGCTAATTGATGTAATAGCGCCTTTGCCATTGATTCCATCATTAGCGTTCCCGTTTGCAGTACATCGAGTAAGAGTAACGTTAGATCCTTCGCTATCGGCATCCCCGATCTTAATACCATCAGATGTAAGATCACCATTACAAGTAG